TTAATTGCGTATAAATAAAAGGCGCCCCTTTATTCAGGAATAGCGATCTCATTTTTGTATAAAATCGGACATCCCGTGAAAAAGAATAGTGTGAAGTCTTCTCCTACTGACTTCCACGACTTAATATAAGCCGTCACATGTTCCTGTTCTGGTGTTGTTTCATTCGAACCAAACATCGTCAATTGAACTTGTGCTGAGTGAGCACCATTCGAAAAATTACTTGACGGTAATCTGGCTGAAGTAAAACGATTGCCATTGTAATAGGGAATATCAACTTCAATAGTATCATTTATTCCAATATTAGTAGTGGCTGCACCGCCAGCGGTTAAGGCACCGTTGGCATAAGTAAGCCGTTTCGTGGCTTGTTCTTGTGTAACCCAATTCGAATCGCTTTCAGAATATCTAGCTTGATTCGAATATCCAATTCGAGTTACAGTAGGATTATTGTCCACATTGCCTCCAAATAAATATTTTGTTCTGGAAGCTCCTCTCCAAGCTGCGTAACAGGGCATAAACCACTGAGCGTAGGTCGGAATGGTAATGTTGCATGGTGCTGTTCCTTCAGTATCGACACCATTGGGATCGAAACCGGGCCAAAGACCCAATCCCTTGTCCCTGATGGTTAGGATTTGGCTAGTAAAACCGTTATTATATGAACGCGCGTCTGTTCTGTGTAGGACGTACCTACGATTCAATTCGCGTATGGATTTAGGTGATTCTCCAAAAAATACATTCATAGTTTGATCCGCTATTGCTGATGTTGCTGCAATAGGAGTGATGGGATCTGGGTTTGTTGGTACATCTGTTTGTCCTTCAGAAGTTCCAGCCATTGCTGTTGCGTCTACGATTCCTGACTGTGGTACATAGGAGACAGGTGTAGGCCATAAATTAAATTTCTTCATTTTATCCGGAGAAGGTTCTCCAAATTTCATGTCCTCGCAAGCCGAAACATATACATTGAAATTAATATCTGAATCGAGTGCGGGTGAAACTAATGTATTTACAACTGCCACTTCAAGAACACCATTATATCTGTTGATAGTGTCATTGGAGAAACGAGAGGCACTAGAAAAGACATTAGTGCCAGTAGACATTTCGCTACAGCTTAAAAAAGGATTGGATTGTCCCCATCCTACGACAATTTCAAAATCATCACATTCCGCTAAATCAATAACTCTACTGTAAACAGTATTGTACTGAACATTTGCTGAATGTGCTCTAGGATCCCACCTGATCAAAATCTTACCCTTGTGGAAGTTAGATTTAACCGCTTGGAATCTGTATTTGATAGATCCTTGCCATTTTTCGAAGACTGTGGCCATCATCGCCATAGGAGTGGGATGAAGTTCATCGCCTTCTTTTCCGAAGAGATTGGGAGTTACTCTACAATTCCATAATAATGAATCAGGTGATTGAACTGTAGTCATAGGAAAGGAGGTCAAATATGATTCTCTCTGAACGAATCTAGAGATATCCATTTGATCTTCCCCATCTAATCCTACTGTTCTAGAATCAATAGTTAATTCTTGCTTGGAATCTAGGGACAATTTCATTACTGCATCTGCTGCATCCGTGTTTGACATATTACCTGTGGGTGTAGGCTTTTGCTGTACAATGTCAGTCACGATGGGTGGACGCGAGTATCCCCAATGCGTTGCTAAGGATCCTACACCTTTGGCAACCATTTCTGTTGCTCGTGCATATGGAGCTATTGCAGGTACATTGGATAATTGTCCTGCTGCATGAGCTATGGCCGATGCTGGCCCCGAGACTATTCCTTGTCCATATTCATCGCCAGAATTAAGTTTTCCGGCTTGGGGAGTATAGTCTGCGGCTGTGAGAGTGGTAAGTGATGTTGGCATTGTAAGTACCACATCAGATGCCCACGCGTAAACCGTAATAGTCACTGGATCATTTCCTCCGTTGGCATGGAGAAGATCACCCATTGAATCAATTATCATCTCTCCCATATACTGTCGATCTAAATCACTTAAAGATAAGTAATTATTTGACCAAAAGAATGGAAGATCTAATTGCCCTCCTGAATTATTTGTGGGATTCAGGAAAAAATGCGGTTTTTGGGATGCTCCGATGAGATCTACGCTCAGGAAATTCCTGGTTGTAGTAACTTCATCAAAACCTGATAGAGGATTATAAGAAACGAGAGCACGGCCGTAATGAAAGCCAGTGCCTGAGATAACCATTTTAACGTGGAGTTTGCTTCTGTATAATTCGAAATTGGCAATCTTCTCAGCGACTCGTGGATCGTCAAGGAAAAGTTGCCAGGGATTGAACTTTTCAAAAAGAGGTAAACCGACACCCCATTGGTATTCTCCGATTCGTGTGGGACGACCGAGAAAAGAACCCAATGATGCGTCTGATGTGCTACTTAAGTTCATAGTAGCATCACTGCCCGAACCAATAGTTGTGGTCCAGCCAGGGTCTTGCTCTTGGAAGTTTGTGATTTGAGAGGTGAGATCGGCAACTCCTTCTTCCTGGATAGTGCCGAGTGCCCCACTCTGTGGTGTGTAGTAAATTTGTGTGTTAGTAATGCGATTTGTTGTTTAAGGGTCAAGTACATGCATTATTGTACTTGCCTATTCATATTTTGGATGTGGGGCTATTAACCACTGTG